CCCGTTGTAAACGCTTTTTCACCAAAGCCGAGAGTCAAGAAACACTCCAGAATCCCGTGGGAAGTCGGCACCGATGAGCGGTTAACCGACCGGGATATCAGGGTTTACTTCGCGCTGGCATCATTTACTCGCACTGGACCGCGGGCATCGGCTGGTATTCGCTGGATCGCTGATTGTATCCACGTTCCGCCGCGGTACGTGATTCAAAGTCTGCGCCGACTGGTTGAAACTAAACACGTTGAAGCCTTGCCGGTTACATCAGGGAAGAGGCGCGAGTACCTCCTGTTGTCGCCAGTTTTTCAGTCAACAATTGGCAAGCAACAGGAGACGGCGGATAGGCCCGAGAAGGCGAGAATTATCTGTCTGCAATGCCATAAACCGCGCAAGGGTGTGGACAAGCTGGGATGGTGTCGTGAATGCCGCGACGACGTGAAGCTTGACGGGAAGGTGCGACGTTTGGTCACGAAGTATAGCAAGGTGGCATCGTGAAAAAAACCTGTACACTTCGCCAGTCGGTGGAGTATATAGTAACTAGACGGACGTCGAAGCCCGCTGGCCGATACGGACGGTCGCTAAGCGACATCCTACCGGGGGCGGGCAAAACCCCATGAACAGCTTTGCCGACGCACGCGAGTTACTGTTGTTTATCATTACCGCGAACCCGGAGTCTAACCCGGAGGCGCATGTAGTGCTGACGCGGCTGGGAGCGTTGGGGTGCTTGCCAACGGCCATCACGCGGTCGGTAAGCGAAGACAGCATCGGGTTTACGTTTGTGATGGGTGAACGGCGCGCGACAATCGAGGTTTACGACGACGGCGAAACACTGCTCGCATCGTGGACCGTAGGAGTTGAAGGCTCGCAGGTGCAGACGATCCCCAACACCGAAGACGCCATGTACGACGCGATCCGCGAGATTCAGGCGTGGTTGCAGCCGCTGGCGGCAGCCGGGAGTGCCGGATGTTAGGCGCACAAGGCCGCCCGCCGACTCCGCGACCGATCAACGAAATGCGCGGGAACCCTGGCCGTCGGCCAATCAATCACGATGAACCGAAAGCCCGGCGCATCGTACCGCCTGGCGTCAAACCGGTGTCTGATGACGAGATTTCAGCGCGCCGATTCCATCCGCCGCCACACCTTGATGCTGAGGCCGTCGCGGAGTGGAAACGTCTCGTGCCGGTCTTGGCGCACATGAAGTTACTGACTGAGGCCGACCGGCCCGTACTGGCGAATATCTGCACGCTATGGGCGACGATTGTAGATGCGAGCAAGCAACTCAAGGCCGAAGGGTTGACTCAAACCTCAGAACATGGCGCGGTATCGCAACATCCACTGTTCCAGATTCAACGCGGCGCGATAGATTTACACGGCAAACTCGTCGCACAATTTGGCATGGCCCCGGCGTCCCGTTCTCGTCTCGTGATCGACAAAGACGGCAAGCAGCACAAAAGCGGCCTGCTCAATGGGCAATGGCATCAGACCGGCTGATTCGGGTTCCACGCCCGGATGGTTGCAGATTCAACGAACAGAAAGCCCAGCGCGCGGTCGATTTCATCAATGACCATTGCCGACACACGAAGGGCGAGTGGTACGGGCAACCGTTCAATCTGCGGCCGTGGCAGGAACAAGATATCCGAGAGGTGTTTGGGCGTGAACGCGAAGACGGACACAGACAGATCCGTACTGTGTTCAAGATGGTCCCCAAGAAGACGGGAAAACAGTTAGCACTGGATACTCTAATTCCCACACCAAGCGGCTGGACAACAATGGGCGAGTTAGCGGTTGGCGATAAAGTGTTTGCTGAAAACGGCTGGCCTTGCAACGTGACCGCAATCAGCGAAATCGACGAAACCGAACGCGCGTTTGAGTTGCGGTTCGGTAGCGGTCCGCCGATCATTGCAGGCGCTAGCCATCAGTGGATCGCCGAAGGGCCGCGAGGCAGAAGCCGGCAAACGGAGTTGTACACAACTCTCGAAATGTTCGAGAGGCCGGAGACGAGGCCAAGTGATTCAGATCGAGCCTGTTTCAGAATCCAAGTAGCGTGGCCATTACGATGCGCCGAGGCGGATCTACCGATTGATCCCTACGTCTATGGGTTCTGGATCGGCAACGGAACCGCGACGAAACCTGAACTAACTGTCTTCTCGGACGATCTGGAAACGATCAAAGCAAACATTCCATATGAAATCTCATCCGAATGGAAACAGGAAGGTCGCAGTAGTGTGTTGCGGGTGCCAGCACTGAAGCCGATTCTGGTCAGAAAGTGGACTGAAAAGCGTCTACCAATGCTGTATTTGCGGGCCAGTGAAACTCAGCGGTTGGCGTTGCTGCAAGGGTTGATGGACTCGGACGGTTGTATTAGTACATCAGGGCAGGCCATGTACAGCACATCGGTTCCATTACTCTCCGATGATGTACTGGAACTACTGCACAGTGTCGGGATCAAGGCATCCGCAAATGTAGCTGAATCGGATCGGTACGGTAAACCTAACCTTCCTAACTATCGCATCCTGTTCACTGCGTTCGACAGCATGGAAGTGTCGCGCCTGGAACGCAAACTGCGAAACCGGAAGCCGCGACCGACAGAACTAACCCGTTCCGATTACCATTACGTCAGCGAGGTCAGTGAAGTCGAGAAGCGCCCCATGCGGTGCATCTCGGTTGACTCTCCATCGCACCAGTATCTCGCTGGACCGTGGATGATCCCGACTCACAACAGTGAAGAAGCCGCTGCAATCGCACTCAAGCTCCTGTTCGCTGATGATGAACCAGGCGCGGAAATCTACGGCGCAGCGGCAGATAGGGAACAGGCTTCGATCATCTACAACGTTGCAAAGTCGATGGTCGAGATGGACCCGGACCTCAGATCGGCGGCTGGGCCGCGCGGTATCGTGCCATCGACGAAGCGCATCCTGTACCCGGAGTGGGAGAGTTACTATCGCGTTCTGCCGGGGCAAGTCAAGGGCCGCCACGGCCCCAGCGCGCACGGCGTCATCTTCGATGAGATACACGAACAGACGGACATGGGACTCTGGGAAGTCCTCACTTTCGGTTCCGGTTCAGCGCGTCGCCAGCCATTGTTTTGGACTTGTACGACAGCAGGTGTGCGCGGGGAGGCCCCTGTAGCTGAAATGCTGTACGGAGAAGCAGATTCAATTCTTAGCGGTCGTGTGGCGTGCCCGCCAGATTTTTATCCCGTGATCTACTCCGCACCCGATGACGCTGACTGGACGGACGAAGAGGTCTGGCGGTCGGTGAATCCGGCACTCGGCGATTTTCTTAGCATCGAGGGTGTCCGTGAGGAATACGACCGAGCGCGGCGGCGGCCCGAAGAGCAGAACAGTTTCCGGCGCCTGCGATTGAACCAATGGGTACAGCAAACTACCCGCTGGATCGACATGCATCAGTGGGATGTATGCGCCAGGACATTCAATTTCCACGACCTGAAGCACCTGAACTGGTACGCGGGAGTCGATCTATCGACGCGGCTGGACGTGACGGCGCTGTCTCTGTGCGCCTTTGACGGAAACGGCGTTCTGTACTGGCTTCCGTACTTCTGGATTCCACGCGACAATATCCTCGACCGGCCAAACATCGAGGTCGAGAAGTACCGCGTATGGGAACGCAAGGGCCATCTGACAACCACGCCAGGTAACAAAGTAGACTTCGGCGCTGTCCGGTTGAAGTTGAACGAACTGAAACGCGACCTGAAAATCCGGCAGGTGATTATCGACCCGCGTTTTGCCTCTGGCTTAGAGGAGCAACTAGAAGCCGACCGCTTTACCGTCGTCGAGTTCACGCAGGGGTTCAACGGTTACACGGAACCAATGGACTGCCTATCTGGGTTACTAGCCGATGGGCTGGTCTGCCACGGTGGACATCCGGTTCTATCCTGGATGGCCGATAATGTCGAGGTCGAGCAACGCGCCGATGGCGCGATCCGGCCCGTGAAGCCTGACCGCCGCAAAAGCGGTAAGCGCATCGACGGCATTGTCGCCGGATTGATGGCGCTGTTCGGGTGCATCCGTAATCAGCAACGAACGAGTATCTACGATACCGACCGTCGGGCTGATGGCCCGCTGGTGATTTGATAAATGCGAAATTACGCCCGCGACGCAGCTTTGTGGTTGACCCGCAAGGCAGCCGGTGGTCTGCTTAACATTGATTGGTATTTCCGCAACGGCTATCGCCGCATTGGGACTGCGCTGTCCATCGGCGATACCTACACAGGGCGTTCAGTAACCGAGTTCTCGGCATTGAACTGCGCGACTGTATTCGCTTGCGCGCGGATCATATCAGAGGACGCCGCATCGTTGCCGCTGATAACCTACGAACGCACGGACAATGGCAAACAGTCGATGGTCGGCTCGCGGTTGTATGAGATTCTGCACGATCAACCCAATCAAGACTCGACGGCAATGGAGTTCCGGGAAGCGCTGACGATGCACGCCGTCACATGGGGAAACGGCTATGCCTTACAGGTGCGGCGACGCACTGGAGACGAACTAATCGCGCTGTACCTACTACTGCCTGACCGGATGCGCGTTGATCGCACGCGAGAAACGAAGGAACTGGTTTACCTGTACCGCGAAGGCAACGAACCGGAGAAGACCTATACCTCGAAAGACATCTTCCACTTACGCGGCCCTGGTTATGACGGCCTGACAGGCTATTCGATTGTCAGTCTAGCGGCTCAATCAATCGCCATGACGCAGGCCGCCGAGGAGTACGGGGCGCGTTACTTCGCCCGCGGCGGGCGGCCAATGGGCGTATTAATGCATCCCGCTGAACTAGGGCTAGAGGCTGAGGAGAAACTGCGTAAGCGATTCGAGGAGACGCATGGCGGTCTGTCGAATGCCCATAAACTCCTGATCCTCGAAGAGGGCATGAAGTTTGAAGCAGTGAGTATGTCGCAGAAGGACAGTCAGTTCCTGGAGACCAGGCAGTTTCAAATCCCTGAAATTTGCCGGTGGTTTCGGATGCCTCCGCATAAGGTGCAAGACCTTAGCCGTGCGACGTTTTCAAACATCGTCGAACAGCAACTGGAATATTACACGGACTGCTTGCGCCCATGGCTGGTTCGGTGGGAACAGGCAATTTCGCGGTGTCTCATTTCCCGCGAACAGCGGCGCACGATCTTCGCCGAACACAAGATCGAAGGCATCTTGCGCGGCAGCCCAGAGGCGCAAATGAAGGCGTTCGCCATCGGCATCCAAAACGGTATCTACTCCATCAACGATGTTCTGGACCTGCTTAACCGGAACCATATCGAAGGCGGAGATGAGCATTTCATTCAGCTCAACATGCAGACGATTGAGGCGTTAGCGGCTGGCGAAGGCCAGGGCGACACGCCTGGACAGCAAAAGGTAGTATCAATCCGGCGCTTAGCCGACTTCATGAAGGGCACGAAATGATTGAACACAAGACTTGCAAGTTGAACATCAAGGAATTGACCGAAGAAGGTACGTTTAGCGGTGTTGCGTCCGTGTACGGCGCGGTCGACCTCGGCAACGATGTTGTCGAGAAGGGTGCGTTCACCAAGACGATCCGCGAACGCAAGGGCAAGGTTAAAATCCTTTGGCAACACGAAATCAAGTCGCCAATCGGCAGCGGCACGCTGCGCGATACGCC